TTATATAGCTTTTTTTAGTTGCTTCTTTTGCTGGCATTCTTCCTCCCACTTCATTACATCAGTAGCGAGGTATCTTTTCATTGTTCCGCCCTCAGAACTTAATGCCGGGGCTGGGAATGGAATCCCCCAAGGTGTGTTAATTTCCCACCGATTAAGTGTGCGTTTAGTAATATGAAACATCTCACACACATTGTTAGATGTCAGATATTTATCCACATTAGCCCTCCTTACTTTCCGCTTTAACTTCTAACTGGATGCCTTCATATGTGCCATCACCCCCACAATTCAGACAGTGTGTATATATGCCTAAACCATCCCCATCAGGACTAAAGTTTTCAGGTAATGAAACATCTATAAATTCAGTACCGCCAATTGGCTTCGTATGAATATGAGGGGCAAGGCCGTAATAGGGGAAAATGCATTCACCGTTCCCGTCATCACAAAAATCACATGTTTTAACTTTTAATCCACTCATCCTTTAGTTCCTCAACTCATTACGTTCTTTCTTCAATTGACGCAAAAGGTTGTGAAGGGTAACGGTTACAGCTTTATCTAAACTTTTAGTTGAATGGAATTCTGCAAGCTGAGACAGTGCCAAACCAAAAATGTGATATGCAAAAACCTTTGCTGCCTCAGGATTATTCTTGAGAAGCTCTTCAGTACTTGGGCAAATAACTTCTTTAAAAATATGAACCGCTACCTGATCCGGAGTGCCAGTTATTGGCTTTATTCAATGATGATACGAGCAAGATGCTATCTAAGCTTCGGGATTTATTGGATGAGCTTAATGAGTCGGAGAAAGTTGCTTTAGCTGGTGGTAAATATACAACTTCAAATTTAAGGGAAATTAGGGATTTGATTGCCCAATGGTTTGCCAGTGTTAATTTAGCATTACCTGAAGCTTTTGCCGTTTCTGCTACGGCGCTGGCTGTTTATGAGGCCAATTACGTAGCTAAGCTCTATGGAGCAAAAATTAATAAGCCTGATGGGGAAAAACTATTCTTATCCGCTAAAAAAGTTCCGTTGGCAGGTGGCGCTCTTGTCGATGATCTGCTTTCAAGAATTGCTGAAAGTGCCCGTCAAAAGGTTGAGTATGCAATTCGAGATGGTATTAATTCAGGCAAAACTAACCAAGAAATTGTTCAGCGTATTCGTGGTACCAAACGGCTTAACTATGAAGATGGGATCTTAAATGGTACCAAAACTGATATTGAGCGAACGGTAAGAACTGTGCGAAGTCATGTAGCTAATCAAGCCTATCTAAATAGCTTCAACCAAATTGGCTTTGAATATGTCCGATTTGTTAGCGTTTTAGATGGACGAACTTCTAAGCTTTGCGCTTCATTAGATGGTTCAGTGTGGGAAATAAATGATCCGGCAAAGCGAGTGCCGCCGTTACATCCTAACTGTCGCAGTATTTTGGTACCAGTTGAGAAAGATGGGAAACTCCTAGGGGAACGTCCATTTGTAATGGATGAGCGCAAAGTAAAGGACATCCCGAAAGATGAGCGTAGCCAATTAATAGGGCAACTGGACGCAAACACCACATTCAAAGAGTTCTTTAAGAAAACAGATGATTTCTTTCAAAAGGAATGGCTAGGACCAAAGAGGTACAAGCTTTATAAAGAAGGAAAGTTTGATTTTGAAAAGTTCTTTGATCCTGAAGGCCGTTTGTATAGCTTAGCTGAGTTAAGAAAGTTGGATGAAAAATCTATTAAAAAGTTGGGTCTGTAATTTTTTCTTATGTTATATTTTTTAAAACATCAGAATTTATACAATATGAAAACAATAGCTTTTGTATGTCTAACTCTAATTTCCATCACTTGTTTAGCTGAACCAAGTCAAAAATATCTTAAAGAATATGATCGTTTGTCTGAAGCTTTGGAGTCAGCAATGGCAAATGCATATTCTTTTGATCCTACAACTGGTCAAGTAAAACAGGCTACTCAATATTTAGAAGCTAAAAATAATTTATGTAGAGCTGCCCAGGCGAAACTAAACCTCACCACGTTTTTAAAAGACAATTTAGAGGAATCTAAAGAGCTTTATAAATCTATTGATGGTGCAGAGACTCTAGATAAAAATTATCTTAGTGGGCAACAGCAGGAACAGCAAACTCTCGTTTCAAATTTGAAAAAAGACCTTGTTGGAACTGGATTTAACTGTGAGTAATTATTGCCGATTACAGGTAATTCTAAACTCACTTAAGACACAATTTTCACCTATATAAGCGCCCAAATGGCGCTTTTGTCATTTATGGAGTTTGGCTTATGAGTGAATCAAAAGTTAGACATTTGGTACTTAAAAGAGTTTCAGATAAATCTTCTCATCTTGCTCTTTGTGACGAGGAAACAGGTATTCCATTAGCTGGATTAACCTCTGTAAAAATGAATTGTAGTGTTTTTGAGGGTCCAGCGACTATCACGGCAACATTTGATGTAGGTGGTCCTCAAGGCATCCGCTTAGTTGGTGATGAACCTAGATCAGAGGTTTGGAATAAAAAGTAAACGTAGCTAAAGGTACTACAAATGTCTGAAAAGCAAATCAATATGTCAGATGCTCAATATATTCTGAGCACAAAATTAATTCTGGTGCCATTTCTTCAAATTAAGATTTCAAGAGCCATGGCAATTTATGGTTTTACTTTTGAAAGATTAAAAGCGATTGCACTCATCAATTAGAACTTAATTTTTAACCTTAGCACCTTCGGGTGCTTTTTTTGTGAGAAGAAAATGATCAAAGAAGTAACAGAGCAAGAGTTAGCTGAAAAGTCTGTGGCACCCCGAGTAACTAAAGCGCAAATTGATTCATTGATGGAGCGTGTTACTTATACGGTAGAGCAACGCCCCGGAGGCACGACATCTACTTTTGTACATGCATTTTTAGATGGAAAGTTTTTTCTAGCAACGGGTTTTAGTGCATGTGTGAATGCTGAAAACTTTGATGATGAAATTGGTGAGCGTATGGCTCGTGGAAATGCAGAAAAGTCAGCCGAAAATAAACTTTGGGAGCTAGAAGGCTACCGTTTATTTGCAACAAATTTCTAAGCTTTCAATCGAAATTTAGCGCCCTAAAGGGCGCTTTTTTATTGCCTGCCGAAAGCGGATGCTAACGGCGAATCCGGGCGGATGCCCATTTTGTATATATAGGTTGGATGGCCAATGAAACTTAAAACAGTAACAATCGACGGTAAAGTTTATGCGGAAGTAGACGGTGATAAGCCGATCTATATTCATGATGACGGCAAAGAAATGCCACATGATGCACCACACTCGGTAGCAACAATTGCACGCTTAAACAATGAAGCTAAAACACATCGTGAAGCCAAAGAAGCAGCCGAAAAAGCATTAAAAGCTTTTGAAGGAATTGAAGACCCAGCGGCAGCTAAAAAGGCATTACAAACAATCCAAAATCTCGACGATAAAAAGCTGGTGGATGCTGGTGAAGTTGAGAAAGTGAAAGCTGAAGCTATCAAGGCAGTTGAAGAAAAATATGCTCCGATTGTTGAGCAACGTGACGCACTAGAAGCCTCTTTACATAAAGAACTAATCGGCGGTGGTTTTGCTCGTTCTAAGTACATTCAAGACAACATTGCAGTACCTGTGGACATGGTTCAGGCAACCTTTGGTCATCACTTCAAAATCGAAGAAGGCAAAGTGGTTGCATATGATCCGAACGGCGAAAAGATTTATTCACGTGTCCGCCCGGGTGAACTTGCAAATGTTGATGAAGCTTTAGAGTCATTGGTTGGTGGATACCAGCATAAAGACTTAATTCTTAAAGGTGGTAAAGGAACTGGTGGCGGTTTTCAAGGTGGGGGCAAAGGTGGAGCACCTACAGGAATGAAACGCAGTGAAATGTCTGTTTCTCAGAAAGCAGATTACATCAAAGAACATGGCAATGATGCCTTCCTAAAACTACCGAACTAATCATTAAATATTTGGAGAAAAGTAGTTATGACTACGACAGTTAATTCCGACATGATCATCTACAACCAACTGGCCCAAACAGCGTATTTAGAACGTTTACAAGACAATTTGAATGTCTTTAATGAAGCTTCCAATGGTGCGATTATTTATCGTAATGAAATCATTCAAGGTGACTTCAATAAAAATGCATTCTACAAAGTTGGTGGTAGCATTAAACATCGCGATGTGAACTCCAATGCAAAAGTAACTCCGGAAAAAATCGGTGCAGGTGAGTCTGTAGGTGTAAAAATTCCATATAAATATGGTCCTTATGCATCAACTGAAGAGGCATTTAAGCGCCGTGCTCGTACACCAGAAGAATTTGCTATGGTTGTTGGTTACGATCTTGCAGATGCATTGGTTGCA